TCGCGTCTCGAGACGGCGCTCGCCGCCATGACGACCGAGATGGCGACGACGACGCAGATCGTCGGCAATGTCGAGCAGTCGGCCGCCGACCTGCAGGCCGTCAACCGGCTCTACAGCAATGGCGGCCCGCCGCTCCCTTCGTCCGGAGGCTCATCCGCGCCGTCGGGGACGTCGTGAGTATGAGCGGGTGACCTGGCACTCAACGCGGCGGGCAATCCACTACTCCGTGCCATCGGCCGGAGCGCGACGCTGCCGTATACCGGATGCCGCGCTTTCGCGAGGGATGACGGCGGAGTTATTGGCGACGACACGATAGTTATGAGGCGCCTGTGAGCCGAAACTCAAAACCCATTCCCGACCCGCGCGGGGAAAAATTCATCGCCGACATTTTTGCCGATTGGCAGGCGCACGGTTGCTCCGTGCTCGAGACGCTGCGCGCCGACAAGCCGGCCGACTACGTCCGCATCGCCGCAGCGGTGCTGCCGAAGGAACGCAACGTCCAGCCCGAGCCGCTTGATGAGCTCACCGACGCCGAACTCTTTGATCGTATCGCGCGCCTTATGGCCGACGCCGGGTTCGAAATCCGAGCTGTCGGGCCTGACGAGCGAGGGACTGCGGCGGACCAGGCAGAAGCACCACGCGGATGATCTCGCGGCCTATGCGGCCGACTGCCTGATGATCCGCACCAAGAGCGGGGCAATCCGACCGCTCGCGCTCAACCGCGCACAGCGCCACATCGACAGCGAGCTCGAGCGTCAGCGCCGCGCCACCGGCAAGGTGCGGGCGCTGATCCTCAAGGGACGCCAGCAGGGCTGCAGCACGTATGTCGCTGGCCGCTTCTTTCGCCGCGCCACCTGCGCGCCCGGGGTGCGCGTCTTCATTCTTACCCACGAAGAGGCGGCGACGCAGAATCTGTTCGAGATCGTGACGCGCTTCCACGATCACTGTCCGGCGGACGCCAAGCCCGCGACCGGCGCCGCCAACGCCAAGGAATTCTATTTCGACGCACTCGACTCGGGCTACAAGGTCGGCACCGCGGGCACGAAGGGGGTAGGGCGCTCCTCGACCATCCAGCTTTTCCACGGCTCGGAGGTGGCATTCTGGCCGCACGCCGAGACGCATGCGGCCGGTGCGCTGCAGGCGGTGGCCGACGTGCCGGACACCGAGGTGATCCTCGAATCGACCGCCAACGGGCTCGGCAATTTCTTTCATCAGACCTGGCGCGACGCCGAGACCGGCGCGAACGATTTTCTGCCGATCTTCGTGCCGTGGTTCTGGCAGGACGAATACCGCAAGGCCGTGCCGGAGGGTTTCGTGACGAGCGAGGAGGAGCGCGAATACGCCGCGCTCTATGGTCTCGACGCCGGGCAGATGGCGTGGCGGCGCGCGAAGATCGCCGAGCTCAAAGATCCGGCGCTGTTCAAACAGGAATATCCCGCGACCGCGGCCGAGGCATTCCAGGCGTCCGGGCACGACAGCTTCATTCCGCCGAGCCTCGTCGCGCGTGCGCGCAAGGGATCCAGCGCGGCGAGCGGGCCGCTCGTCATCGGCTTCGATCCGGCCTGGATGGGCGACGACCGCCACGCCATGGCGTGGCGGCGCGGTCGCCGCGTCGAGAAGATCGAGTCGCGCCGCAAGCTCGACACCATGCAGGCGGCCGGCTGGGTCAAGCAGGTGATCGACGGGGACAAGCCGAAGCGGCTCTTTCTCGACGTCGGCGGCGTCGGTGCCGGCGTCTACGACCGGCTCCTCGAGATGGGCTACGGCCAGGTGGTGCGCGCCGTGAATTTCGGCGCCGCGCCGTTCGAACCGCCGCCGCGCGACGCCAACGGCGTGCCGAGCGGCGGCCCGCTCAACCGCCGCGCCGAGATGTGGATGAAATCGAAGGAGTGGCTCGAGGACCCGGCCGGGGTGCGCCTGCCCGATCTCGACCCGCTGCAGGCCGACGCCTGCGGTCCGACCTATTCATACGACAGCAATTCGCGCCTCAAGCTCGAGAGCAAGGAGCACATGCGCGCCCGCGGCGCCAAATCGCCCGACGAGTGGGACGCGGTCGCGCTCACGTTTGCAGAGCCGGTCGCGCCCGATGCCGGCTTCTCGCGCAAGCTCGACTATCCGAAAGGCGGCGTCGCGTAGCTCACGCTTTCCTGCCGGGGGAGAGTGAAGCGGACGTCAGCACGCATTCACGCGACATCGCTACCGCAAAGAGGATCGCGCCGATGGCCACCTTCTGGGATCTGTTGCCCGCGAGCCTGTGGCCGACGCAGCCCTTCATTCCGCCACTCGATCCGACCGACCCATCCACGTGGCCGACCGTCGCGGCGCCACAATGGAATGCTGCAAGTCCGTCGGCGCTCGTCTGGCCGACGCCGGCTGGCGCATCGGCCAACGCGCCATTTCGCGAACCGAGCGTGTCGTCGTGGGACGAAGCGATGCGGCAGGCGCTCGCCGCACAAGCCGACGCGCCGAGCGATCCGCACCCGCCGAACGCAGGCGGCAGCGATGCGCTCGCTGATGCTCAACGTGCGCGCGCCTTTGCGCTCTGGGCGTTCGGTCCGCCCAGCGCCCTGCGCGTCCCGCAGGCGCGCGCTGCTGCCTGGTCCTCGCCGCAAGATGGCGACGATGGGGCGAGCAATGGCAAAGCGGCAAGCGAGGCGGCGCGCGCGATCCAAGCGGGTGATGTCGCAGCTCAGCCTGGCCCGCCCGATGTCGGTCAGTCTCCCCCACTCGCGGCCGCGACCGGCAATCCCAACATCGAGCGGCAGGGCGCGCGCATACGCAGCGCCACGGCCGCCCGGCCGGCGCCGCCAAAATTCATCGGCGATATTTTGCCCGAGGTCGATCAGGCCGGCGCCGATGGGCTGCACGACATCGATGCCGCCTTCAACCCGTATTCGGCCGAGGCAATAGCCGCCCATCAGGCATCAGCCCGGGCCAGAACTGCCGGGGAAGCGATTGTTGCCCAGTTTGAAGACGAGAAGCGCATTGCACGCGGCATTCTCGGCATTCCCGAATATTTTTTCGCGCCGATCACCGGAACGGCGCGCTCGGTGCTTGGCCACCCGCTCGCCGACCTCGTGCATCGCGGCGGCACGCTCATCGCGCCCGAGATCGCAGCTAAGGACGATCCCGCCCAGCTCTATGCCGACGCAAAGCACGTGGTTGATCAAGCGATGCTCACCCTTGGCCCGCGTGGTGGCGCACCGCGTGCGCCGCTGGCGCCAGCAGCGCGCGCGCTCCCTCCGCCGCTCGAGTCCGCCTTCGGCGAGAGGGGGGAAATTCCGCAAGTTCGGGCGAAGAGCCGGTCCGCACCCCCTAGTTCTCCGCTCGCTCGATCGGGACCGTTGCAGCTGGAGCTGCCGCTGTCTGCGCCGTCGGCTCCTCCGGAAGGGCTGGCGACGGTGGCAGACGAGCCCGCATCGCCACCCGTAAGTCCAAGTGATCTTCAAGATCTTCGGGCGCGCATCGGCGTGCGAAGTCGGCACACCGTGGGGGTTGCAAGAACCAATGTGCCGGGTTTGGAAAATGTGATATTTGAAGGCGCTTCACCGCTCGTTCGCAGGGAGGCCGGTTTGCCGCCCGCGGCGCAGGGCCCGATCAGGTCTCCACTTGGCATTGCTTTCCATCAGGGGCACGTCGAAGAGGAGCTTGCAAATCTATTCGATCGTGCCGTCAAGGCGCGTGGCTTGCAGCCAAAAGACTTGGAGGGATATGAGTTGTGGATGCATCTCTCCAAACCCTCATGCCCAACCTGCCGATCAGGCCTAGATTCCGAGGCCACGCCAGGCGTGCTCAAGCAGCTGAGTACCGAGCCGTATTATCCGGGTCTGACCATCCATGTCGACGCGGATATCAATCAGCGCACGAAGCCAAGAGGTCCGAAGCAATTTGCGATCCGAAATGGAACCTACATCAGTCGGAGCGATCGTCGATGATGAGAGAATTCAAGGGGACGAGCGAATTCGCCCTGCTGGCCGACCAGCTCCCGATGCGGGCTCGCGTGTGTCTGGCTCTCTTTGCCGCCCACATCGCACTGCATCACCTTCAATCGTCACCGGATTTCCGCCGAGCCCGTGACGGTTTGAATCTAGCAATCAATTGGCAACGGGGAGAGCCCATCGACCCGGACACATTGGAAGACGCGCTCGAACATGAGGAAGATGGACTTGTGTTCGCGTCGCTCAAGGCACGATCGGAAGAAGAGCGCCTGGCTTGGTGCGTCGTCCAGTATGCGATTTACTATGCAGCCTATCATGCATTTCGGGCAGCGAACCGCGATCCATGGGGCGCGACCAGTGAAGTCGACGAGGTGGCGCTGGACCATTTGGACAAGGACTTGCGAGCGCTCGACCCTTCGTCGATGACTCTTATGGCCAGAGGTGCGGCCTATCTCGAGCAACATCCCAATGTTACGCTTGCTCAGCTCGAAGCGCAAATATCGAAGCCATAATCGGCAATAGCGGTCGCCGCTGCTCGAGCGAGCGACTCCTGGCGCCGGTGGCGGCCCATGGCTTCGGTCGTCATGCTCGGTGCAAGCGCGATATTCCCTAGGTGATGGCCTCTGCGCGGTCGGTGCAGAGAGTCCCCCAACCCGTGACATGGCGTACTGGATCGCCTGCTTTCGCGGGCGATGACGGAGTTCCTTGCGCCTGCACTGGCAGCCGCGACGAGCACCCAACACTCCCGAGGAAAACCCCATGATCTTCTGGTCCGCCATGCGCGCGGCCGCGATCCGGCGGCATGCGATCGTCAACCTGTGCCTGGAAGGCGGCTGCCCGGTCCGCTGGCAGCGCCACATGGCGCTGATCCGCGCCGTCTATGGCTGGTGAAGGCCGATCCGCATGTCGAAGATGACACTCTCCGAGCTCAAGGCCCTGCTCGAGGCGGAGCGCAACGACGCGCTCGCCGCGATCGCGGCCTCGAAGCTCTCGGCCGAGCGCTCCGACGCGATGGACTACTATCTCGGCGACATGGCGCGCGACATGCCGGCGCCGGAGGGGCGCTCGCGCGCGGTGTCGACCGACGTCGCCGACACGGTCGAAGGCCTGATGCCATCGCTGATGGAGATTTTCTGCGCCGGCGACGAGGTGGTGAAGTTCGAGGCCGTCGGTCCCGACGACGTCGCGGCGGCCGAGCAGGAGACCGACTACGTCAACCACGTGTTCATGCAGCAGAACCCGGGTTTCCTCGTCCTCTACACCTTCATCAAGGACGCCCTGCTGTCGAAGACCGGCATCGTCAAGGTGTGGTGGGAGGAGCGCGCCCTCGAGGAACGCGAGACCTATCTCGACTTGACCGATGACGCCTTTGCGCTGCTCGCCGCCGATCCCGACGTGGAGATCGCGGCGCACAGCGCGCGGCCCGTCCTCCCGCCGCCGGAAGGCGACCCTCCTTCGCTGCGCTTCGGCGGGCAAGTGAGCGAGTCCGCCACAGCGTCGGCGACGGCAGACGGGGATCTCCCGGACCTGTCCGCCGAAGCCTCGGCGGAGGCGGAGGGTGGGCCGCTTCTTCACGACGTGGTCTGCGTGCGCGCAAAAAGCGCCGCGCAGGCGCGGATCGAGCCGGTGCCGCCGGAGGAGTTCGGCATCAGCCGCAACGCGCGCTCGCTGCGCGATTGCGATTATTGCTTCCACAAGATCCTGATCCAGCAGGCCAAGCTGATCGCCGAGGGCTACGATCCGGATCAGGTCAAGACGCTGCCGACCTATACGGCGCTCACCAATATCGAGGAGGTGCGGCGCGACACTGTCAACGAGTATGAGTACACGGGCGACGAGGCGAACCAGGCGGCGCGGCGGATCGAGACCACCGAGCACTACATCCGCATGGACTACGAAGGCGACGGTCGGGCGCGCCTCTATAAAGTGCGCACCGGCGGCCAGCAGGGCGACATCCTCGTCAAGGACGGCAAGCCCGACGTCGAGGAGTTCGACGACATCCCGTTCGCCGCGATGACGCCGGTGATCCAGACCCACCGCTTCTTCGGCCGCTCGATCGCCGACCTCGTGATGGATATCCAGCGCATCAAGACGGCGCTGCTGCGCGCACTGCTGGACAACGCCTACCTCGCCAACAATCCGCGCGTCGAGGTGGCCGAGCAGTTCGCGGGCCCGGAGACGCTCGACGACCTCCTGGTGTCGCGCCCCGGCGGCATCGTGCGCACCCGCCAGCCGGGCGGCCTCAACTGGCAGACCGTGCCGTCGATCGCGGCACAGACCTTTCCGGTGCTCGAATACATGGATGCGGCGCGCGAGCTGCGCACCGGCGTCACCCGGCAGGGGCAGGGGATCGACGCCAATGCGCTGCAGAACCAGAGCGCGACCGCCGTCAACCAGGTCTTCACCGCCGCGCAGGCGCGCATCAAGCTGATCGCCCGCATCTTTGCCGAGACCGGCATAAGGGATCTTTTCTCGCTGGTGCACGAAGTGATCCGCAAGCACGGGTCGGTGCGGCAGACCGTGCAGCTGCGCCGCCGCTGGGTCACGGTCGATCCGCGCGAGTGGAGGAAGCGCGATCACATGACCATCAATGTCGGGCTCGGCACCGGCACGAAGCAGGCGCAGCTCGGCGCGTTGCAGATGATCATCGGGGCGCAGAAGGAGGCGATCGGCGTCGGCATGGTGTCGAAGAAGAACCTGCACAATTCGGCGACCGAGCTGGTCAAGCTTGCCGGCTTCAAGTCGCCGGACGCATTCTTCACCGATCCGGCGCTGCCGCCGAATCCGAGCGATCCCGCGGGCGCGCCGCTCACGCCGCCGCCCGATCCGAAGGCCGCCCAGGCCCAGGCGCAAGCACAGGTCGACGCCCAGCGCGCGCAACAGACGGCGGCGCTCGATGCCCAGCGCCTGCAGCAGGAGCTCGCCCACCAGCAAACGCGCGGCGCGTTCGACATGCAGATCGCGCGCGAGCAGGCCGACCTCGACGCGCGGCTCAAGCTGCTCGACGCCGACCTGCGCGCCCGCGAGCATCACATGAACCTGGCCGCGAAGGCCGTCGCGCTCGCCGGCAAGCCCGGTGCGGACGGGCAGGTGCCGCCGATCGACGTCGACGCGCTCCTGGCCAGGCTTGCGGCGCTGCATCCGCCGCCGGCCGCGGCCGGCCGCGGCATGCGTGTGGTGCGCGACGCGCAGGGCCGCGTATCGCATCTCGAGCCGCTGCCGTAGCGCCGAGGATCTGCGCCGACCTACCCTCATCCTGAGGAGCCGCGCACGTCTTCGTGCGCGGCGTCTCGAAGGACGAGGGTGGCCGCAGCGCGGCCGCGCAGTGGAGCGAGCGGCCCATCCTTCGAGACGCCTGCCGTCGCCGCACGACGGCAGGCTCCTCAGGATGAGGTGTGGCGTGAGGACGGCACGGAATCGCAAATACGAGAGAATTCAAGTGCTTCGATCCTGAACTTGCAGCTCACACGAATCCAGAACCTCAAGGACAGCGCATGGCCGCCTTCAACAAGTTCAACCAGTTTGTCGCCGACGTGGCGAACAAGGTGCACAATCTCGGGTCCGACACTCTCAAGGTGATGCTCAGCAACACGGCGCCGGCCGCGACCAACGCGGTCAAGACCGACATCACCGAGATCGCGGCCGGCAACGGCTACACGGCGGGCGGCACCCAGGCGACCCTCGTCTCGTCCGCCCAATCGGGCGGCACCTACACGCTCAAGCTCAACAACGTGACGTTCACGGCGGCGGGCGGCTCGATCGGCCCGTTCCGCTACTGCGTGCTCTACAACGCCACGGCGGCGAGCGGAAACCTGATCGGCTGGTACGACTACGGCACCGCGCTCACGGTCACGTCGGGCAACGCATTCCAGGTGCAGTTCGACCCGACCAACGGCGTCCTGCAGCTCGCGTGATCCGGACCAGATCCCCATGGCAAACCTGTTCGACCGCGCCGGAATGTCGACCGCGACGGCTGGCAGCGGCACGCTCACGCTCGGCGCGGCGCTCGGCGCGGTCGCGCCGAACCTCGCCGCCTTCCTGTCGTTCGCGAATGCCGGCGTGGCCGATCAGAACGTCGTGAGCTATCTCATTCTCGATGCTAACGGCGGTTGGGAAACCGGCTGGGGCGTCTACGCGGCGAGCGGGACGACGCTCACGCGCAACGTCACGAAATCTTCGAATTCGAACGCCGCGATCACCTTGTCGGGCAACGCGCAGGTGTTCATCACGGCGCGTAGTGAAGATATCGCGACCATCGAGGCGCTGGCCGCAGCGAATGTCGTCATAAACGGCGGCGTTGAGGTAAGCCAAGAGAACGGGACAAACGCGAAATCAGTCGCCAACACAGCGGCCTATATCGCCGACATGTGGCAGCTATTTGCCGTTTCCGCCGGCGCTCTTGTTACGGCTGGACAGCAGGTCGCGCCGCCGGGCAGCCCGACATTCGGGGCAACGCTCCCGTGGTGCCTGCAATGCAAGGCGACGACGGGCCAGGCTTCACTGGGTGTGAATGATCGGGCCGGCGTTTTTCATCCAATCGAGGGATATCGGTTTGCGCGGATGGGATGGGGCGCGGCCGGGGCGCAGGCGGTCACTGTTGGGTTCTGGGTTTATGCCACCATTGCCGGAACTATCTCTGTCGCTGTCCAGAATGGCACCGCGAGCCGCTCCTATGTAACCAATGTGCCTATCAGCAGCGCGGCGACGTGGGAGTTTCACACAGTCACTATTCCAGGCGATACGACAGGGACTTGGGCCAACACAAACACGCTTGGAGCAACCATTTTCTTCATCCCGTGCGTCGGGTCCAATTTCCAGACCACCGCGAATACGTGGAGCGCCGGCAACTTTCTCGGTACGGCGTCAACGACGAACTTTCTGGCCACCACTAACAATGTCGTATGCGTTACTGGCGTATCGGTGTTGCCCGGTGCGCATCAACTGTCACAAGAGCAATCACCAAACGTCATTCGGCCTTTCGATGGAGAATTGCAGCTTTGCCGAAGGTATTACGAAAAAACATATGCCTACGCCACGCTGCCGGGTGCGATCGCGACCTCAGGAAGCGTCGGATTTACCATAGACGGCGCGGCTAGCGCGCAGCTGACACCGACGTGGCAATGGCGGTATGCCGTCGCGAAGAGGACAAGTCCGACCGTTACCACGTTCTCGCCTATTACCGGGACGTCGGGCAAGGCGGCGGACTTGAACGGGAGCGACGTCACCGCCACCGTCGGGACGATATCGGGCGAAACGGGCGCGCTTTTATCGGCGACCGCCTCGGCCAGCCGAACGAACACCGACATCTATTGTCAAGCCGTTGCCGATGCGAGGATGTAGCGCATGCTTGGTCTAAACGGCCTCGCGCAAACTGCCGTCGCGGCCCTGGCGGGATCGTCGAGCACCAAGTTCCTGTCGGTCACGGCCGGCACCTTTACGCTCACCGGCGAGGCGGTCACCTTCCGTGTGGCCGAACCGCTGACGTTCGGCGCATTAACGCTGACTGGCGTCGCGGCCAAACTGCAAGCGCAAGAGCTGCTCGCCAAGGGCAGCTTTGCGCTCACCGGGATTGCGGCGACGTTCCGGGTCGCGCTGCCGCCGACGGTCGGCAGCTTTGCCCTCACCGGCGACGCGGCGCTCTTTCACATCACGGCGCCGGTCACGCTCGGCACGTTCGCGCTCACAGGCGAGGCGGGGAACCTTCAGCCGCAGATCGCGGCCGCGGTCGGCACCTTCACGCTCACCGGCTACGGTGCGCTGTTCGACCCGTCCGAGCCGGTGGAAACCGGGATCTTCACGCTCAGTATTCCCGGCGCCGATCTGAGCTATGACCTGCTCGGCGGTGGCGGCGTCATCACCGGCGGCACATTCTCGCGCAAGCGCTGGCGCGACATGCTCGCGCTCGAGGCGCGGCAGCAGCGGGCCGAAGAGCGCCGCCGGCGCGACGCGCGGCTGCGCAGAGCCGCGGAGCGGCGTGAGCGCGAGGAGGCACTGGCGCAAGCGCGCCGGCAGGCGCGCGAGGACGCGAAGGCGCAGGGCGAGGCGGCCACCGCCGCGCTGCAGCTTGCCCATGCGGAAGCCGCCGCACGCGGGCTCGACGAGCTGCGCGCCGCCA